TATATAATGTCGACGTTCGATAAGAAAACCATAAACGGTGAAAAAAACCCTAAATATGTTGACCTATGTGATGAAGATAATTCTATTGCGGGACAAAAATTTGCATGTCTTTCATTTGTATCTCCTGAAAAGATTTTGAAGAAAAGGGAAGTTTTTCTATTTAATCAGTTCATAAAAAACTGGGAATTCTCTAAATCTATGGAACGATATTTTGAATATATCCATTTCATTGCATACAAACACAATATGAACGTAGAAACACTTATCGCAGATTTTAATGACTTTGTAAAAGAAGAAAGTAGTAAACTAAGAAAGAGCGGAATTGAAGATGATTATAAAAATTATATGGATAAACAGGAAGAATCCCTAAATGAAAAATTCAACCGCGAGCATTCATTTCAAACATCCGTGCGTGGACTTAAGGTTCGCGGTACATTTGCTTCACAAGAAGAAGCCGAATTAAAATGTAAAAAATTACGCGAAAGCGACCCAAATCATGATATTTTTGTTGGACCGGTTGGTGTATGGATTCCATGGGACCCAGATGCGTATAAAACTGGACGGGTAGAGCATTTAGAGGAAGAGCTCAATGCACTCCATAAAGAGAAGATGAAGAATGAAGAAATGGCAAAGAAGGAATTTGAGGAACGTATCCGTGAAACAAAGAAAAAGGCTATTATGGAAAATATTGAAAAAGCCAAGTCAAGTGGCAATGTATTAACACAAACCATGGATGATGACGGCAACCTGGTTGGTGTAAAGGAAACAGTGAACTTCGAGGGACGTGAAGTATCCGATGTTGAAACAACACAATTACGCAATGAACTTCTATTGTCACAACAGTCCGGAAATGATTCTCTAGAGAATGTTGATTAGACGAACAAATATAGAAATGATATAGAAATATAATATGTTCTTAAAATAGTACATATTATCATGAAAACCTTTTACAATTTATTACATAAATGTTGTTCAATAACACCTGGTTTACATTACACATTTATAACAGACGAATATATTAATCATGCTTCCGACTTAACTAATAACGTTTACGAAATGCAACATAATCCAAATACACTTAATATCATATTATGTTCATCGTATATTCGTTGTAATTTTTTCAGTGCAATCCCTATTTATGATAAATTTCAATACCTAAAAAATATTATTGAAAATCCTTTCATTTCAAAGAAACTACAGGAAGATTTCTTAGATAAGTTTAGAAAAGCACAACAATTATATAAACGATTATGTCGGTTAGTACATCTATGGAAATGGCGCCGGGTGGAAGTATCTGTTGATACCGATTTATTAATGAATCCCATAAATGAGAATCAATATTTTACTACTGCAATCTGTCATTTTGGTAAAAAATATTTGTTTACAAAAAGCGACTTAACGAAAATTATCGAAAATTCATTAACTAATTCTCCTTACTTTTTTGCTGAACCATTAGCTATAAAAAATCCATATAATAATTTACCTTTTGATAAAAATCAATTATACAATATATACTTTTTTATGAAACATGGAGGATTTGTAATACCAACTATTTTTCATCAATACTTTTTGCATAATTTTCATTTGAAAATATTTCGCGACAATAATGAGGCACTTATCCGTAAATTACATATAACATCCATGTTAAATACAAATAATACATCTAAGTTAAAACGCGATATTATCATAATGATTACACAACACAATACGACTCAACTTTCTGCAAGAAAAATATATATTGATCCAAAATTTCCCAGGGAAGTCTTAATAACCGCAATGAAACCATATTTATATCTATTTTATACATCAAATTACTCTGGTGATATTTCAGAAAAACGACTTGCATCACATGAATTGTATTACCGGCTATCATTATTTAAAAAGAAATCGCCAAAGTTTGGTCGAATATATATACATCTAAAAACCGCTTTTAAACCAAAGCATATTAGTTATGATACACTTTATATGCCATACATTATTAATCATTATGAAAAAAATTATCAAACATGTCATACTGAAATTATAGAAGATAATATACATGATGATAACGAAAATAATGAACCGTTGGTAGATGGTAATTCATCTTTCGAAATCCTGAATTTAGGTATAATGCAACACATACCTGGTGATGATAGTGATTATGAAAATTACGAAGAGGATGAGGATGAGGATGAGGATGAAGATGAGGTTGAGGTTGAGGTTGAGGTTGAGGTTGAGGTTGAGGATGAAAATTACGAAGAGGATGAGGATGAAAATTACGAAGAGGATGAGGATGATGATGATGATGATGATATGATAATTGATAACGATTATGAATGTGATGATAATTGATAACGATTATGAATGTGATGATATAAATTTACCGATTATATAGACATTTACCAATTAGATTTTTTTACGTTAATCGATGTCGCATTTTTTTTCTTAGATTTACTTGGGTCATATGCCTCATCTTCATCATCCGACCCCATATTTTTAGATATGTCCCAGAACTCTTTTGACCCCAGTTTGAATTTTGGATGATTTTCTGCTTTATACCAAAATATTTGTTCGTTTAATTTATTGGACTTCGAATTATTATTTATCACAAGACATTCATAATTTTCAGTACATTGGTCCATCACAGCACAGAATGATTCTAATGTAGGAAACATACTGGCATAATTTTCCCAAATACGTCTGCGGTTTGTCAAATACGGTTCGCGTAATATGAAAACATAATCAATATTTGTACGCAAATTGGGTGGAATACCGAGAGGGTATTGCATGGTAATAATCAACATGACTTTCCAATGACGTCCATTCATAAATAACAATCTCATCATTTTATCACGAGTCCATGATGCGTCGTATAAACAATCGTCTAATATGACAAACGTTCTAGGGTCAATTGTCGTTCTGCGAAACTGTTCTATTTCCTTATTAACCTGTTTTAATACAGTCTTTTGTCGTCTCAATATGTTCTCAATTAATACCGTATTGTACTCTTCATGAATGAATAATTTAGGAACATGTTCGGCATAAAAGCCATTACCAGCTTCTGTGCCGGAAATAACAGTGCCAATTGGTATGTCCTGGTGATAAAATAATAGGTCTCTTACTAAAAACGACTTACCTGTATCACGCCGTCCAATCATAACTATAACTGGCCCTTTATTTTCATCAGGCTTAAATGTAATATCTTTCATACGAAATCGTTTTAATTCGAGAGTCATGTCTAATAAAATAAACATATAAAATGTATTTTTAGGGTAAACGTAGCATATGACAACATCGTAACTATATTAGTTTAGTTATAATGAAAAAAATATATTTACCACTTATACAGATTTGCTGATTATATATATGCCAACCTCAATCGAAACTCCTAAATTTTCGATACGATATATTCATCACAGTCCAATTGATTTGGAGAATTTAGTAAAAACCACTAATATTACAAATACATGTGATGTCGACGAAGACTATATGCCATTTAACATAACAAATATGCAAAGCTATAATCCGGTATATAACACATGGTTTTCTTTAAATGAAGATAATTATAATACAGTATCACTTAATAATAAACACAATATGGTTACAATGGATACTGTAATTGATTTAACAACCAATGAAACCATAAATAGAGATGTTTTTATTAAATATTCTCCATTATTAGACCCAATTCGATACATGGGTGGTAAATATGAAACTACCCGAGAACAAATACATAACCTGCCGTCCATTACCAATGTTGGGGTCCATCCAAAAATCAAAGACCCCAATAATATGGCATATGTTGATTGTTTTTTTAGCTATTTATCAAGTAAACTAATGGAACATCATCAATTTATAAACGGCATAGATTTCTTTGGTTCATTTATCGGGATTCAATCTAAATATAAAATGGATATTACAGACGATTACGAATATTTACAATCGTCGCAGTTTTTCATTGCTAACAACGACAAACTATTCAATGTGTCAAAATCATGTGAAACAAATTATTACAATTATGGATCCCATGCAAATAAAAAACGCTTACGTATTTCAAATACATCGAAACATAATATCAGTAATATCAATATATTCGATTTCGATGTAATTAATGATGACAGTGGTAATAATAAGAAAGACATTGTATTAGAAGACATCGAAATGCTAGATGATGATATAGTGTATACAAAACAACTTACATCGAATATCCACAATATAAGTGAATCATCGAATAATTCATCCAGTACAGATGATAGTTGTATTAGCAATAGTACGGTTGATAGTAATAATGAAGATGAATGGGAAACCGAAGATGAAGATGAAAGTAACTGCGAAACCGACTCAAATGATGAAGATGATACTAATTTTGCATATATTAATGATTTTCCAGTGCAATGTATCTCATTAGAAAAATGCGATGGTACGATTGACAATTTATTTGAACAGCATCTAATTGGAACGGACGATGGAATATCAGCAATGATGCAGATTATTATGATACTATTAACCTATCAACATGCGTTTAAATTTACGCACAACGACCTTCATACGAATAATATTATGTATATTAATACCGAAATAGAAAATATATACTACGTATATAATAATAAAACGTATAAAGTTCCCACATTTGGTAAAATATACAAGTTGATAGACTTTGGTAGAGCCATTTATCAATATAATGGACACCGATTATGTAGTGACAGTTTTGGACCAACCGGTGATGCATCTACCCAGTATAATTGTGAACCCTACATGGATGATAATAAAGCTCGACTTGAACCAAATTTTAGCTTTGATTTATGTCGCCTTGGTTGTTCCCTGTTTGATTTTGTGATTGATGACGATGATGACCAATCTTCTTATGATGATTTACAACAGTTGATTCATGAATGGTGTTTGGATGACAATAAAAAAAATATTTTGTATAAGAAAAATGGAGATGAGCGCTATCCCAATTTCAAATTATATAAAATGATTGCACGTACGGTTCATAATCAAACCCCCCAGGATCAATTAGATCGCCCAATATTCAATCGATATTTACATGAGCAAACATTAGATATCACAACCGACACTATTGTTAATATAGATATGATTCCTCAATATCATCCCCACTATATGTAAATATACTTCATACAGAGTATAATTTTTACAAATACACATATTATTATAGTATGTGTATTTATTTCGATCGGTTAACATTATTCTTTCATGTATGTACATTTGAACATTTCTGGTGTCATTATTGGTATATTTTCATCATTGGCTTTTTTCGTTTTATTTGAAATATCATCCAACGATTTAACAATTAATATGAATGTTTTTTTACTAATAGTATCATCTAATATTCCACCAGTTGACGTCAGTCGGTCAATGATATCTTTGTCGCGAACTTTTGTCATGACAATGTGTTTCTTATATAATGGATTTGTTTGGTCAATCACACGGTCCGGATCAGCAGACAGTGTATTTGTTGCAACAATATCAGTTGAACTGTCAAAC